GACCACTACCTTGGCCTGCTCAATCAAGACTTGCTGGGTTTGCCCGTGGCTGCTTTGGAGTTTTTTGTTCTCCTCTATCAGCTTTTGGGCTAATGCCACCGCCTCTTCCCGCTCGCGAATGGCGGCTTCTTTAGCTCGCCTTTCTTCGTGGTAACCCTTGGAAAAATGCTGGATACGGTTTTTAAGCTTCTCAGAGGAATACTGAGCCAACTCTTCTTCCGTTACTTCCGCAGGAGGTTCCTTCATAGGGGGACGGTCTCTGTCCTCCTCGGGGGTGTCATCTACCACTTCAATTTCGGAATCACCTTCTACTTCAAATTGAAGCTCTTTGGTGTCTTCCTTTTTCTGTTCCGTTTCATCCGGAAACTTAAATTCTTCGTTGTCTGCCATGTTTATTCCCCTTATGCCCTAGAAATGCCACGCGGATCTTCCACTACAGCCTCAACAGAATCATCGTTAATGATCCTAAATTCTCTGCCATGGATCTTTACCCGGGTGCCGCTGTTTGGACGAACCAAAATAAAGTCCCCAACCTTACAAGACGGCCCGGAAGGGAACCGGGTTTTGTCTGCATAGGCATCTGGACCCATTTTGACCACAAACAACACGGGCGACATGACCTCCTCAAAATGCATGGTCTGATTGGCTTTGACGATCCCGTTATCAAAGTTTTCGTCAATTTCAGGCAGAACACACAAGAGGTGATACGTCGCAGGCTCAGGTAGCTGTTTAGCCTTTTCTTCCTGCGCTTCCGGTAGCTTGGAGAGATTCCCCAAGGTATCGGAGATAAGAAGCTCACTCATCATCGGACTCCATCTTTCGCACGAGGTCGGTTAGGAAAGAATGTGCTAGGGATAGACCCCGGATCTCCCCGCACATATTCTGGTATGAGGCGTAGTCATTCGCAGCCCCATCACAAAGAGCGTTGACGATGGATTTTCTCCGCTCTTCTATATCCTTCATCACCACATCCAATGCAGTCATGGATTACCTCCGGACTTGCTTGGTCATGTGTTTCAACATATCTGTTTTCAATTTTTGGTTAACCTGTCGGTCTTGTTGAGTTAACCTAGCCGCTTCCTTTTGAGCCTCAATTGCCAATCTTTCTTGCTCTAACTGAAGTTTCTGTTGAGCAATTTGGAAATCCCTCTGGCTATCCGCTTCTTTCCTCTGGAGTTCCTGAGCACGAAGCTGAAGCTCTGCCTGTTGCATTTGCAGCATAGGATTTTGGGCGACTTGCTGGGCTTGTTGCTGTTGAGCCTGCTGTTGATTGACCTGAAGAAGCTGTTGGGCGGCTTGGGCAATCAATCTTGAGAGTTGGACTTCGGTTTGTTCGTCCAATTCAGCTTCAGGGGGTGTCATGGGGACACCTAACTGCTCTTCTATGTTATTTCTGTAGGCAAATGCCATATGTTCTGCCACATGAGCCATGATTGCGCCTTGCATTTGCGCCGCCATAGGACTCTGCCCAATCATTTGCATGATAGAGGGGTCTTGTAGCAGGGCCATATGGGTAGCAATATGCGCTTTATGGTCTTGATAAATGAACGCTTTGGTCGGTTTTCCGGTCAAAAACGCCATATTTTCTGAAACTGGGTCTTTGGGCTTTTGGTCTTCGGCCAAAGGAACCAATTTATCGGCGTTTTTAATGCCCAAAACCTCCAACATCTGTCTATGAAGGTTAGGAAGATCATAAATTTGGGGTGCGCCTTGGGCTAACTGAAGCGCCGCCTGATACTGCATGATCCTTTGTGCCATGGTGGCAGCATTAGGATCAGAAACAGGGATGATCTCTACCCTGTCGTAGTCTTCTTGCTTGGCTGCGCGGTCTCCACCTACCGGAATATAGGAATAATCCGGCGGCATGTTGTCCCGAATGATCTGTTTTAGGAGTTTAAACTCCATTTTCAGGCTAGAATGCACCCTAGCCTGTACCGCGCTCATCGTTTTTAGCTGTCTTTCCAGTAGCGCAAGCGTTGTTCCTACCGGCGCCTGTGAAGACATGTCACTAAACTTCAGATCCGCTATGGCAGCAAGCCTTCTGCCCTCATCTGTCAGTCTCTCTAGAAGAGCCGCCAAGACCTGAGAAGGCTCTTTATAGGGCAGCGGCATGATGTTGTCGCGCAAGGCTCCTGCTGCGACATCCACATCCCTAAACTCTCCCGGGGCGATAGGGGTGTCATCGCCTTTAACCCTCATGCCTCGGGTCTTTAAGCCTCCGGGGAGGTTTGCCAGTGTTCCGGCATCCACCAACTGCCGAATAATGGCGGTTCCAGCCCGGGCGTAGCCTCCAATAATATGAATAAACCCAAGCCCATACGCGCCAAATCCCGGCACATAGACATACTGGGTGAAATGCTGTCTTTTGAGCTTTTTATCGTCCTCTTCGCGCCAGTTCCTTCTGATAGATAAAACCTTTTGTGTTCCTCTTTCGATAGTTATTACATATGGCAGTCCAATTTCAGTTTCTTCGCCATCTTCGTCGGTGTCTTCATAGCCTTTGAGGTTCCAGTCCACATTAATTTCTAGGACTTGATAACGGCTGTCGTCATTGAGGGAGTAACCTTGTTCTTCGGCTTTCTTCTTCTCAATGTCGGTAAACATCCTCATGGGTTCTCCGAGTTCAACTCGGCGGTAGAAACCATCTGCCATGAGTTTATTGAGTTCGTTTTCCGTCTTACGCATGATGTGGGTCACGCGCTCGGCGGTATATACATTCGACGCCCCGTAAGGAATGATCAAGTCTTCTGCCTGAACATACATAGATGCCTGTCTTCCGAGGGTGGTGTCGAAATAAACCTTCTTAAAAGCTGTCCCGGCCAGTCCAAGTGAATACAGCATCCTTTCATGTTCTGGGCGGTACTCCACCATCTGATCTGTCAGACGGTAGTTCATATCATCCTTCACCCGGACGGCTGATTCTTTGTTCTCTGCGGTCTCTTCACCAATGATTTGAGTCTTAACCGGACCTTGGGCGGGGAAGGTTTCGGTGATCATCTCAGACTGAAACCTGATGGCAGCTTCATTCAGAAGCGGAGAAAACACTCCACAGGCACCCATCCAAGGTTCTGCCCGTTCTTCATACTTCATCCCAAGAACTTCCAGCCCTTTGACATACATCTCCACCCAATCTTTTCGGGAGTTGATGTCTGCGTCCACTTGGGCAATTAGCTCAGAGGCCAAACTCTGAAGAGCGCCCTCATCCATATATTCAGCTAGGTTGGCACCAAAATCTTCAGCCGTCTCTGGCTCTCTTTCTAGGCTGATTTCTATCCCACCCATTCGGATATCCACAGACTCCGGATCTTCAATTTCAATCTCCATTACGGGTTCATCACCCATTTCCTCGGGGGTCAATGCAACCAAGGCGCTGTCAATATTGGTAGCCATGGAAATCCTCAGTAATAAGCCACACGGCGTTGATGAAATGGTTCATCTGGCTCATCAGATGAAACCGATATAAAGCCTCCCTGCCGAAAACGCATGAGGGCTTGTGAAGCGGAGTCGGTGAGGTCGTCATAATCCCCATTAGGAAATGACGCCATTTCTTCTACAACTTCCTCTGCCCAGCGTTTTTCCGGCCTCCATACTACCCCCGAGGCAAACAAATCTGAAACAGAATTCACCCGGGCAACCTTATCCTGCCCCTTATAAGGGGTGTACTCCGATAACGGTATCCCCATTTTCCGTAACTCATAGATCAACGGAGATCCCGCCGCCCTCTTTTCCACAATCAGGGTGTCCGGGTTCCATTCTTTCCACATATCAAAGGCTTTTTGCTTGAGATCAGGAAACTCCATCCGGTCCCTAAAAGCATCCAAGAGGATGATATTGGGCTTGGTCTGCCCATCTTTATCCTCCCGGTAAAAGATTCCCCAAGTCGTGCAGGCTGAGTAGTCAGCCCGGTTGTGTTTCTCAAAGGCTGTGTCCCAGCTCTGGATCACATACTCACAAGACGGAGGGTATTCATCTGTCCAAATCTGCCAGAACTCCCGCTTGATAATCGCCCCCTCTTCAGAGGTGGGGTTCTGTTGGTACTGAGCTTCCCACTTGGCTACCGGCAGTTCTGCCTTGATAGCCTCTAATTCTTCCCTCTTCCAAAACTCAGGCCAAAGGGTATTCCCAGAGGGCAAAATGGCAGGAAACTCTATAACCTCCCAATCATCCGTCCCATCCTTAGAAGAGTTCTTAAGAATCTGCCCAGTAAGATCTCTGGTAGCCCATCTGGTCATAACTATGATGATGGACCCCCCGGGCTGTAACCGTTGTCTAGGACCGGACGTATACCATTCATACACATTGTTATACACCGCAGGATTGCCCTGTTTAGCCTCCTGCTCAGAATGCGGATCATCAATAATCAAAATATCCGCACCCTTACCCGTCACCGCTCCCCCCACCCCGATAGCAAAATAATCCCCACCCTGTTCCGTATTCCATCGGCCTGCCGCCTTAGAATCTGAAGACAACTTGGTCTGAAATATCCTCTGATAAGCCTCACTGCTTACCAAGTTCCTAACCTTCCTACCAAACCCCACCGCTAACTCTGCGGTATGCGCTGTCTGGATGATCTTCTTCTCCGGGAACTTCCCCAGAAACCACGCCGGTAACAAATAAGAAGAAAACTCACTCTTGGTATGCCGGGGAGGCATATTAATAATCAACCTCTTCAACTCCCCCTTAGCTACCCTCTCAAAGGCATCTGCCATGATCTTGTGATGCTTACCACTAATAAACACCGGCCACATCTGCTGAACAAAAAATAAATAACTCTCCCTACACCTCTCTACCCTATCCATCTCCAACAGACGCCGTACCTTCACCCTCTCCTTCTCAGGAACCCTGTCCACTATCGACAAATACCCCGCAATCTCTGCCTGAGACAATAAACTCACAGCGACAATATCCTTTCTACAGACCTATCCCTCACCTTCACCCCATATATCCCACCCCTCACCTCCACATGACCCTCATCCTCTAACCTCCTCACAATCCTCCACATGTTCGACTTAGACCTCAAACCCAAAGCCTTAGCCATCACCTCATAAGAAGGCGACGCCCCATGTAACTTCGTATACACCCTAATAAACTCCAACACCTTCTCCCACTTAGGCGTCATCACTGCCTTCGGCCTCGGCATCCCTCTTCTCCTTTATTGATAACCTCGCCTGCACCGCATAATCCACTAACTCCGCTAACACATATTCCGCACCATCCCAATCCCTATCACACGCCATCTGATACGCCTCCTTCAAACAACTCTTCGCCATCGTCATCGCTAAACCATAATCCATGTCATATCCTCATTTCCGCGAACCACACTAGTAACTTTCAACCAGAAAATTTATATACCCCCCGGGGGTAGCCATTTGTGCGAACAAGGGGGGTGTCTGCCAGAACGTGATTGGGAGAGTGGATTCGAGCGTAGGCCGTAGCGGGGCCGTCATGCGTGTGCTTGGGGGGTGCCCCCACGGTGGGTTCTCCACCCCCTCCCCCTTCACGCTCACCCCTTCGCCACTAGCTTGAGGTGCCCTGCCAACTCCCGGCGCAACTCCTCTGCCGTAACCGGTTTCTCTGTCTGCGTCTGCTGCTCTTTGAACATCCCTGCCGCTCTGCCTAGTAGCTCGAGCGCTCTCAGTCTGCTGCCCTCTTGCTTGGCACCTTTGCTTAGTGCAACCAACGCTCTGCTTACATACCTTCGTTGTGCTGCGAGGTCTTCTGTCAGCACTTCCGTTGTCTCTTCCCATGCGCTTTCGATCATTGCTCGAACCTTGGGGTTTTGCATGAGTTTGAACGCTGCGGCTGAGATAGTCCCGTCTGCACCCCTAGCGTTTGGGTAGGCTGCTCTGTATGCCTCTCTCTTAGTCTTTCCCTCGATAACCCCCTGACAGAATGCGATCTGTTGTTTGTTTAATGGCTTACCGTGGATGCTCTGTACAGACTCTGTTGATCGTTTTGGGACTGGTGCTGCTGCGGCTGCGGCTTGCGCCTCGCCGACTGAGTCAACATTGATACCAAGCGCCGCC